ACAATACGTAGAAGCCATAGACAGTGCGTGTCTACACAAATACTTCTCCAAGCACTGGGACAACGACATGAAGAAATGGAAGTATTCAGGACTTGCACTTATTAATGAGGTGAACAATCTTAAGCCTAGGGCAGTGCTTGATGTTGGTTGTGGTTATAATGAGTTCAAAGGCAAGATACATAACCTTACTGGAATAGATCCATACAACAATCTAGCAGACCACGAAGTGGGTACTTTGGAGTATAAAACAGATCAGAAGTTTGATGTAATACTTTGTCTAGGATCAGTAAACTTTGGTAACCGAGATAAAATTATTGCTGAGGTAGGAAGATGTGTGGACTTATTAGAGGATGGCGGCACTATGTTCTTTAGGGTAAACCCTGGTGTACAACACAACAAGCCTGAGGCAGATTGGATAGAATTCTATGCATGGAACGTGCCATTTATTATAGAACTATCCGAAATTTACAACCTAAAAATACTAGATATTCGTGATGACTCCAATCAACGCAAGTATTTTGTGTATAAAAAGTAATAGACCCAGTAGACTTATGCTATTAATATGCTATAATAAGAAGTAAATACCATATATGCAGAAACATACTAAAAGTTTGTTAGAAGAATTGAGCTCTATGCCACTTAAACGTGACAAGGAAGATGTGGTTGAAAGCAGAGCATCACACATACTTGAGTCAGCAATTAGACTGCTTACTTACATCAGAGAAAACTTTGACCAAGACACAGCATTTAAACTAGAAAAAAGATTTAACAGTGCAATTAAAAATATGGACGCATCTAAGTTCAGCAAAGGTGTTGCACGTATCAAAGAAAACAAAGACGTCAAAGAAAACGTACTAAAAATCAAAGACGGCGAATACAAAGAGGACTAATCATGTTGATCGAAGATGTCCTAACAGAGTTTAAAAGGACACACCTAGAACACATAGAGGACATTGTGATCACTGACGGTTATGAGGGTGGCAAAGCAGTTATTGAATACTTCAGAGGACTACTGTTAACACTTAAAGGATCAAGTTCAGAAGCAATGAGTGTGTCAGTCAAGTGGGATGGTGCTCCTGCTGTGGTATGTGGAACTAATCCAGACAACGGTAAGTTCTTCGTTGGAACAAAGTCAGTTTTCGCGAAAGCGGCCAAAATTAACTACACAAAGAAAGACATAGCAAACAATCACGGCACAGACGAACTAGGACAAAAACTATTGAAATGTCTTGTGCATCTTAGAAAATTAAACATACAAGGTGTAGTACAAGGTGACTTGTTGTACACAGACGAAGATATCATAAGAAAAAATGTTGATAACAAACCTCACTTAACATTTACACCAAACACAATAACTTATGCAGTACCAGAAGCAAGTGAACTAGGCAAACAAATAGACAGAGCCAAAGTGGGAATCATATTCCACACAACATACAACGGTGAAACACTTGCAGATATGACAGCATCAGGTGGAGCAGATGTAAGTTCATTCGCTAAAAGTAATGATGTATTCTTTGACAATGCAACATACAAAGATGTATCAGGCAGTGCTAAATTCACAGACGACGAAACTCAACAGTTCTATAACAGCATTGAGAAACTTGAAACATTATTAAACAGTGTTCCAAGAAACTTATCTAATGTGCTAGGACAGAATCAAGACTTTGTACCTATGTTCCAAATGTATATCAATGCAATGGTTAAAGAAGGACAGTTACCTAGCAACGTGAATCAATTCTTGCTAGGATTTAAAAAGTTTTATGCAGAAAGAATGCAACAACAAATTGCAGGACTTAAGGCACAAAAGGCTTTGCAGTTAAGACAGGATAAGATGAAACAGATGCCTGTGTTCCTAAACAAGGCCAAACAACCATTACAAGCCATGCTGACTTTTTACAAAGCAGTACAGCAAATGAAAATGTTTGTGCTAAAGAAAATGAACCAAGCAATGGCTATCGGGTCATTCCAACAAACAGATGGCGGACTAGAAGTAACAGAACCAGAAGGATTTGTTGCTGTTGACAAATCTGGTAGTGCTGTTAAACTTGTGGATAGGCTAGGATTCTCAAGAAGAAACTTGACTGCTGTCAGCAAATTCAAGAAATAGATTTAAAGTTTTATTAATCTCCTCACTTAACTTTTCTTTGTTAAAGAAATGATTGAAATTATATTGCCTTAATGCTTTACTTTGTAGGTACATGTCTTGCCATGGGGCATCACGCAATCTATCACACACATCCACAATAGTATTAATTCTCACATCCGGATCTCTGTCTAAATCATATGCTTCTTCGAAATAATTGTTAAATGTTTTAAATCCTAATTCTCTCAACTTCTGCAGGTATAGGTAGTTGCCATGCACAATAAAAAATTGCTGAGCAAGAATTGGCTTCCATATCTTCTCAGTCATAAACACATCGTGATCATTATCATTGGTTTCTGAAACAATACTACAAGCAGTATCATTGTATGGCTTTTCAAATATATCTTGATCCATTCCGTACTCTGGATAGTCTTGTGCCCAAGGAAGTTCATACTCTGCAGGCAATTTTCTCTCTGGCCATTTGGTATGCAAACTATTTTCCAACACACCATTGTCTAATAACTTATTATAAAGTTTTACCCTGTGTTCTCTAGTCTGTTTGTTTAGATACAAGAAGTCATATTTTTTCTTTGAATGATCGAAATTAAATTTGGTATCCTTATGTTTGTTATACATATAAAACCAAAACCAACTTACTCCGCCTGTCCATAAAATATGTTCTATATCTATTTTTGGATACTGAGGAGTATTGTTAATATTTTCCAATGATTCCCATGGATTTGCTTTAATGAAAACAAAGCCTTGGCTGTGTAGTAATTCACAACGCCTTTTTAATTCTGCATTAAATTCTGGGCTATTTACTCTTTCGTTTGACCACCTAGTATCAATAATAGCAAATCTTCTGTCATATGAATCTAAATCGTAATTGTGTAGGGCATAGTATTCGCCGGTGGTATCAAAAGATTGATCTGATAACGTATTCATATCGATAAACTGGTCAAACTGAACATGGGATCCAGTCTTCATTAGATCAGTTAGAATAAAATTACGTTGCATATGTTCTATAAATACGTGTATGTTAACACCTTTTTTAAAGTATGTATCTGAGGGCAAGGTCATTAGACGACATAGTGACTTGCAGAGATTCAGTTTTCCAGAAGTCACAGAGAGAATTTATCTCAGTTTTCTAGCACTGGCATTAATGAGTCAAACAGATGACAGCAAATCATTTGTAAAATCATATGCTGATCAGACCATGGCCAAAGGAACATTTGATCAAGTGAGAATGGTAAACAATGACCTAGCAAACATGTTGGCCATTGTGGCAGGTGATCCTGAAATTACCAAAAAATTAAAAAACCCTAACGAGGCACAGGCCATGAGGCAACGACAACCTGTACCTGTTATGTCCTTAAGAAGGTATCTTAGAACGTATGAGAACCACTACAAGGTGCTGACAGATCTAGAAAGGGCTCTTGGCATACGTGATGCTAATTTAAGAAATTTAAGACGTGCTGTTGCTAATTTTAATCGTTTGGACACAAGGCAACAAGCACAAACATTATCAAGATTGAAACAACTGCTACAAGCAAAATTACCAAACACAGATATACAAAGAAAATTCAAAGAACTATAATGTATCCAACAGGCAGAGACTTCTGGGTAGCATACAAAGGTCAACATACCAAACCAACATTCCAAAAGGACGAAGGAGATGGTCAAGGACCTCTCAGACAGATAGCATACAATTATGTCAAGCAGTGGCGAGGATGTATTGATGCTGGAGCCAACGTGGGTATGTGGACAAGAAACTTGATGAATGACTTTGATACTGTACACTGCTTTGAGCCAAATCCTATGTTCATAGAGTGTTGGCACAAAAACATACCATCAGACAAGAACGCCATTCTACACGAGGTAGGCTTAGGAGAAGCAGAGTCAACTGCTAACTTCTCACAGCCATTGGATCAAAAATTACAGAGGACACCAGGCAGTATCAAAATTAAAACCCTAGACAGTTATGAACTGAGTGACATAGACTTTATCAAGATAGATGTTGACGGCTATGAGGACTTGCTGTTGAAAGGTGCAAAAGAAACACTCGCAAACAATAACCCTGTTATAAACATAGAAATGAAACGTGCCAAAAGACCAGAGGTATGCCAGGTTGCACAAAAAATACTACGCAAACTTGGCTACAAAGCACAAAAACGCACAAACAGTGAAGAAGTTTGGATTAAATCAAATGAAAACATATTTGTTTGGCAAGAGTGGCTCTAAATAGTAATATTACAGCATAATTTACCAAAATAGATTATAAATACTTGCAACTTGATTCCAGAGCGGAATCAGAGTCATTTAATCAGATAAAAAGGAGGATTAAAAATGGCAGGAGTAGCACAAGGTAACGGTGGAAAATCCGGAACTTCAAATGGTTTAGGTATTAGAACTAGAGTTTTAAACCTAGCAAAAACTAACATGACAGAAGCAGAACTAGACGCGGCATTAACATACTTAATGGCGGGTGACGTATCTGGAACAAACGACGCACACACAATCGCGGCGGTAAATCCACTTACAGACTCAGGTAAGTTCAGAACAGGTGTAACTGACGCAGTTCAAGTTGCAATTCAAGGTACAGGCGCGGCAACAGCCGGTTCAGACTTTGGTACAGGTTCAACTGGCGTAACTATGTCAGTGTTAGCAGACTTTATTGCATCTGAAGACGTAGACCACGAATAAGATCAATTAGTTTTAACTAAATTTAAAAGGGTGGGCATTAATTTGCTCACCCTTTTTTTACGACTTAAATATCAAGCACTATGCACCTATATAGAATTCACACACTGGTCGACATTACCAACAATGGCAATTTGAAACAGCAATTTCCGTTCAAGACACAAGCCAACGAAGTAATACACGACAAGCATTCATTGGCCATAGCACGTAATCAAAATTCAAACTTCAACACCATGGTGCAATTACTACAGATGAGAGCAAACATAATCTGGGAACAAGCACCAAAGAGAATAAATCATAAACTGGGCAACAGCAATTTTGGAAACTTTTACGAAGGCACACACAACACATGGCACTTCGAGTTTTACACAGAACAGACGGGTTTGTATGGAGATGAAAAAGATCCTGTGTTCGCACTAAAAGGTGATTTCCACAATGTTCCTATTGTTAGTTTTTGTAAAGAAACAGCAACATTTCCTCTGTCAACATTTGACGCTGAACACAACGACACGATAAACACCTACTTTTCATACGCCGGATACCAAGATAAATAATACTATATTAAGGCACAAGACCACAAACAAATAAAGGCACATCTAGGCAATGGAACAGGCTCAACTACAGGCTCTATTAACGGAGGTAAGAATCCTCAAAAGAGATTTAAAAAGATATATGAGTACAACAGAATTAGAAAAACAGAACCTAGAAGCACACGTGGACCTTTGTTCAGAGAGATACAAAGGATTACACGACAGATTAAGTGCGATCGAAATTAGGCTGGCCAAAATGAACGAAGATCAACAAATCAGTCACAAGAGCAGTCAGAAGACAATCATAGCAACAGCAGGCACAGTGGTCGCAGGTTTACTATCAACAGTGGTAGTGATCCTGATGAAAATGCCTGGCTAACGCAAACAAAATTACCAAATATAATATATACAACATATGTTCATACAGATAGCACCTCGGGTCAAAGTTTATGTCTCTGAGGACGATGTACAATTCATTCACGCACATTCACAAGAGTCATTCAGGGCAAGCCAATTACCAGCCGAAGATGTTGACAGGGCTAAGAAGTTAGCCGACAAGGCAGTATTCGTTAGAAAAAAACTTGACACCGACATGCAATATGCTTTAAATAGACGTATAAGATTTGTGAACAATGCCAAAAAAAAGTAAACATAAACCATTCAGTGAGCTGGTACGACAGATAGAGGCGTATGGACTCAAGGACAAACTTGCGGATCTAGTACACAAAGAAGAAGCAAGAAGACCGTTTCGACACTTACCCAAACAGTTCTCCAAAGGTATCCTCATAGGCAACATAGCCATTGTACCTAAGAAATGGACAGGCACTAGATATGTGTATGTGATAGCAGACATGATGGAGGCAAAAATACTGCATGAAGATATTAACCTAAAACAAACTGCCATATTGGTAGCACACCATCTAGCAGACGGAGAAAATATTCCTTACAACATACTAGAACTGGATACTAAATTTGCATCACAACTGTTCAATATACAGAGTGCCAAACGTATGATAAGAGAAGCACAAAAAGAAGATAATACAACACAAGAAGATGTGTATTATGACCGTTTGGACCAAGCAAACCACCTAGCAGACGATTGTAAAGGCAAAATACAGCAAATTTTTAACGATACGTTTGGAGGATAAATATAAATAGCATTATGAACAGTTTAGAACTTACAAAACCCATTACTACAGAGTCTTTATTAAATGAGTTTGAATCCAGATTCAATCAAACTATGGACTTATCAAAATTTAACGAAGAAGAATTACAAGATTACGCAAATCATGTAAGAACAAAGATACACGAAATTACACAAAACACACACTTCGGACAAGAGTTAAAAGACAACAGTTATCAAAAAAGCCAAATGATGTTAGACATTATTAATCAAGCAATACAAGAAAGAAAACTTGGTGAGTATGGCGGAATAAACACAGATCCACAAACAGGCAAGATGGTACAAATAATACAAAAAGCATCAGGTCTAAACGACAAAGAGAAGAAAGAGATCATAGGTGGTGTTGTTACTAAAGAAACAGAAGTAAAAGAAGGTGTAGAAGAACAATCAGAATTAATACTAGCGGCCAAGGACATGATGGACAAAGTAACAGGTTACTTGGAAGACCTAGCATCAATGAAAACAGAAGGTGCATTAGAACTAGTAGACAGAATCAGAGATGAAATGGGTGCAGACAAGGCAGACGCATTTCTACAAAAAATCCAACCAGCGATTGAACAGGCGGAAGCGACTTTAACGACAACTAGACAAGAGCTAGACAACGGTGTAAGAATATTGACCGGAGAAGAAGTAGCATCAGAACCTATGGGCGCCGATGACACGATGGGAATGGACGCAGATCTAGACTCACTG